GCATGATGAACTTATATGGAATCTCCATCCACTACTATGGCTATGAGGATGAACCACCAATGGTTATCATCGACGCATGAGTGAGTCCTCCAACTCATCCACCTCGTACCAAGCGAGGTGACACTCCAGAGAGTTGACATCCAACTCACAAATCTCCTGTGCTTCTTCTATGGCTTCCTTGAACCGTAGACGAAGTCTCGGATTATCCGGTGGCGCGTCCTCCGGACGAATAAGCCGTGGTCGGTGGTATAGCCCATTTAGGGTTCTAACCTGAATCTTCCTCAACTTCATCTTGTGGAGACTCTGGTTTTCAGAAAAGGTGGCGAGGCATTTCATAGTGACCTATACTAGATATTTTCTAAGCTTGTAATAAATGTCCTACAACGTCGAACCTTGCACCTTCAAATACCGCGTCTCCTCCCTAGAGAAGGTCGTCGATGGTGACACCATCGATGTCAATATAGACCTGGGCTTCGATGTATGTACCAAGCAGCGTGTTCGGCTCCTAGGTATCGATACCCCAGAGTCTCGCACATCTGACGCTGAAGAGAAGAAGTTCGGTCTCCTCTCCAAGAAGAAGTTGAAGGAATGGTGCCTAAAGGCTGTCGCATCTGAGAAGGACGACATAGAGATCGAACTCAGATGCCCAGAGGCGGATTCTAGGGGGAAGTTTGGACGGGTCCTCGCGGAGATTTGGGTGTCAGAGGATGGACAGTGGACCAATGTCAATAAGTGGATGTGTGAGGAGGGGTACGCTGTTCCCTACGTAGGACAAAACAAGGCGGACGTCGAGGCCCTCCACATGGCGAACCGGGAGAAGGTCAAGCATCAGTTATAATTTTATACGTTTGTAATATGTCACCCTTTCATTCATTCATGACTTTAGCTGGCATACTTACTACCTGGATGGTACCGGAGTATGTAAAAATGTTCAAAAATATATCACACGGGAAACTTTCTCACCCATAAATTACAAATCCATTTTTCACCAGACTTTACAGGTTTCCCACCGTGTAAAGCTTTGGACGTCCCCAACTCATAATTGTCCAGGGTGTCGAAGAAGAGTGCATCACCCGCTTTGAGTTTGTATTCTCTCCCTATGTTTGGGAAATTTGTTTCACCACCCTCGTAGTCATCGTTGAGGGCTAAAATAAAGGTATATAATCGAGGATTCTCTACGCCAACCAATACATCTTGGTGTGGTTTGTAGTACCCACCCGGTTTGTATCTGAGAACCTGAAGTTTCTCACAATTTCGTATAGGTCGGTCGATATGTTGAAGGCATCGCATGACAATTGTCTCGATGGTCGGATCACCAATATCAAGCCATGCAGTCTCGCTCTTACGGGCAGATTCCAGTACTCTACCTTTTTGGGAAACTGTCGATGGTTCGAGATTCTCTTCAGCTTTTTTTATGATATAGATCCTCTCCTCCGGTGTCAAAAAGTCATGGAAGACCCTTGGTTCTTGATACACTGGTAGTAAATAAACGACCAAGATTATTAAAAAGAATAAGAGTATCATCTTAATGTAATTATAGATTAATATTTCGAGGTAATCTACAATTATATCTTTTTCGAATTGTTTCAAATACTTCATTCGTATAATCCACAATTTTTCGTAATAAATGTATGATTTCGTCATGTTTTTCTGGTTCAATTACATACTGTCGGAGAAGGTCCCCACCGGTATTTGCCACCATCTCAAAAATATTTGAAAGATCTCGACTCTTATCTTTGTATTTTTCTTGGCGTTGTAAAAAGTTTTTGAATTCATCTTCGTCTATATCATTGAGCATGTAAGCCACACGAATGTGTGTGTTATCTATAGGTCGTCTATCAATGTACATATTTTCGCGGTCCATTTGATGCACAATCATTCCATACTGAATAATATCTTCCGTGGCTCCAATTTCTCGAAGTTCCCTGAACGTGGGTACTCCACCACATGGAATATCCCCATGTTCCCTAGACGTCATCGTCTTATTCCTAAATTCTATGAAGTGTGGGTTGTGTATTCGACCAGTTTCAATTTCACCAGTTCTCCAATTAAACGCGGTGTGGCAACTGATGCACCACATTTGTGCGCATCCACTCGACTTATGGATCACCGTTCCACATTTTGGACATGATTTACTATCTTTATTGAGAAGTTTCATGGTTTCTACAGTTTGGGGGTCACATATATGATCATGGGTGAGCATTTCATTACATTTTTTACAGTAGTGCTTTTCACATAATCCACAGTACCAATTTTCACTAAGAAACCCCTTACATTCTTCAACTGGACACTGACGCACAAATTTTTGCGCACCCCGTTCAACAAATGTCGAACGAGTTCTAACTTGTTCCAATTGTCTGTATGTAGCTTCCATTTCTTCGTAAAGTGTTGTTATTTCGGGGTTTAACGATTGTGTATCCTCCAACTCAAACGTATTATATTTATGGTGAAGTTCGATGAGTTTTTCCTTTTGATTACGAATAACTTTCCGGAGTCTCCGCATCTGTATAATTCTTTCAACCTCCGGTTGTGTCTCCGGCATTAGAGATTTTTCTCGTTCAAAGAGTACATTTTCTCTGTGTCGTTTCAACTCAGTATTTCTAAAATACTTGGTACAGAAGGAATCTACAAATTCACGATTCCATAGGGTTTTACATCCCATGCAGTGGGGATCTTGAAAACACGATAAAATATATCTCTGGGAACAGGTTCTACAACTTGTTAAATCACAAAAAGGACACTTAACTTTTTTGTGATTTATCTTGTTGATTTTTTCACAACATACGTCACAGTTTTCCATTATAGTAAAGGAGGTTTATTTCTTTAAATTAGCCGTACGTTCTTTCTCGGCATTATTATAGGCTTTCAGAACCTGACCCAAAGTTGTCGCCTTTTGAATCCGACTAGTATATACCTTTTTTCGGTTCCTTGGTAACTTGAAGTATTGACTATTAATCTTAGCCTGATAACTTGATTTATTGGTTAAGGTTGCCCTCTTCACATTGTTTTTGGCTGAAAACATGGGATTGTTGTATATTTTCGTTTTGAATTTATTGTTATTTTCCTCGTTACTCTCGTAGATTGGCTTCTTGATCTTTTTCTCAATATTTTTACCTTTATTGACATTTGTCAAGGCGTTTATTTCAATAGCCCAAAATGGATTTGTATTTAATTTTGATTTTTTCACCAAATTCTTTAAACGATTCTTTTCAGCATTCAAATTATTTGCATATATAGGGTTGTTTATCATGGTCGGGGCAGCCATGGGATTGTTGTATATTTTCGTTTTGAATTTATTGTTATTTTCCTCGTTACTCTCGTAGATTGACTTTTTTAACTGTTGTTCAAAAATGCGTCGTCGTCTATTGACATCATTCTTCATATTCATGACACGCATCAGGTGTCCCCGCTTTTCACCAAGATTACTCTGTTCAATTTGATTACGAAGCGATACCTTATTGGTGAGAAGATCTTGAATGTCCTTGAGTTCTTTGGAAGTACGAGCTTTGTTGATAGCGCCTTCCCAACCCCGTCTATACTGACCAGTAACACCCGGGACACTATTACGTACAATCTTCTTTACCTTTTCTTGTTCAGCCACAAAATCATTTCTTAGTTTTTGTGCATTTTGTAAGAGATTTCCGAGAGTGTTATTTTGTGCTTTGAATTTCTGTAGTATTCTATTTTGTTCTTCTTTTTTAAGATTTTTGATAACATTTTCGAGTTCTTTACGGTCTTTCTCCTTTTTACCATCGATTATTTTATCAACTAATTCTTCAACTTTTTGTATATCATTTATAGTCTTAATTTGATTGAGTTCTTCGGAAATGGTAACGTTGTGATTAAGGGCGCGACGAGCTAGAGTCTTTTTAGCTTTACCGATATACACTTGATCAATTTTATTGTTGAATTTTTTTACATTTTTCATATTTTTGATATTCGTTTTAAATTTCACATTTATTTTGTTATCTTCACGAGCCTTTCTAATACGTTCGGCTATACGACTCTTTTCATCTGAAAGTTTTAGGAGATTCATAGCTTTAGTTCTCAAAGCACCCATGTTTCGGGAATTGAGTTCGAAACTTTCCATAACTGTTTCGGTGTCAGCTGGATTAAGTTTGAGTTCATTCTTCATGTATAATCGGAGAGCCGTTTCCTTCTCCTTTTTAAACTCCGCCGCGCGTCTGGATGCCTGATTTTTTGCTTGCCCGAGGGTCATGTTTCGATTCCGATTCCATTCGTTTAAAATTGACTGCCTGTCTTCATTTTTGAGATTGTATGTATTCAATGTTTTTGTGATATCGTTGGTCGTTTCACGACTTTTGTTTTTAATGTAGTCATTTATGACAGACTCGATGTTAGCTTGGTCAATCTTATTGTAAAATTGTTTTCGATTAGCGACTGGAATCTTCTTTTCATCAAGAAGTTTCGTAAGTTTCAGTCTCTTTTTTTCTTTGAGAATTGTATTAGCCTCCTTCCGACTGCTATTCACACTTAGATTACGACTCAATACTATCCGAATATCCTGATTATTGAGACCCAAATTTTTCATGTATTTACTGATCTCCGCCTTGTTGGCATTTCTTTTAGAATCTATAGCTGAAACGATTTGATTTTCGACATTTTTAAGATTTGTAAGAGTTTTAATAGTAGTAATTTTATTCATGAAATTATTTTCCATTTTGGCATCGAGGACCATATTTGAAAGTCTATTTCTACCTTTATCAATGACACGTTTTTCTTCGTCTCTCATTTTTTTTGCGTTTGCATTCTTTTGATTTCTAATACGTCTCTCCTCGGCTTCTTCTTTTACCTTCTCCTCAGCCTCTTTGAGTTTTTGTTTCATTCTTTGGGTGTTTTCATTTTTTTGTGCCTGTATGCGCTTTTCTTCCGTTTTCCGAATATTTCGTTGTATTTGTTCGGCTTTCGATCTCCGTTTGATGTTCGCTATATTTCTTTTGCGTCTTTCCTCAGCCTCTTTGAGTTTTTGTTTCATTTGTTGAGTATTTGCATTTTTCTGTGACCTTATACGTCTTTCTTCAGCTTCTTTGATCTGTCGCTGCAAATTTTCAACTTTCGCTTTCTGTTTGGTATTTGTCACATCCTTTTTGCGTTTCTCTTCAGCCGCCGCGAGTTCTTCTTGCAATTTCCTCTCATTTTCACGTTGTTCCTCGATTACCTTTTTGCGTTCTTCTTGCAATTTCCTTTCATTTTCGCGTTGTTCCTCAATCACCTTGGTGTTTTGTGTGTTAGGTTTTTTAACGACGCTCACCCGGTCGTTGGGAAATTTTTGGTTCTGGACCGCGTTGTTGGGCTTCTGGTTCTGGTTCTGGTTCTGGACCGCGTTGTTGGGCTTCTGGTTCTGGTTCTGGTTCTGGACCGCGTTGTTGGGCTT